AGAATGATATAAATACATTAAAAGATGAAGTCACAGATATAAAAGACTCGTTGAGATTAATTTTAGACAAGCTGAATTCTCGGGATTAACTAGATGGCTACAATTACATTAAGAACAGTTAAAGGAACCCCTCTAACTAATACCGAGGTCGATGATAACTTTACTAATCTGAATACTGATAAGTATGAGTCGGGCGATTCTGTTGTAGTCGCTGATATAACTTCTAGTGGTGACCACACTGCATCTATATCAGCAGCAGTCTCAGCAGCAGGAACAGATCAGACAGGCGCAACTGCTTTGTCTAAGACTTTTAATCTCGTTTCTACTGCAACTGAAAATCAGGGAGTGAAACTTCCTACTGCAAGTGCTGGAGTGTTGTATACTATTATTAATGGAACTTCTGCAAACGTAAAAATATATCCTAACACTTCAGGAACAATAAACAGTGGTGCAGCAAATGCTTCTATTCTTATTGCTCCTGGAAGCACGATAAAATTGATTGGAATAGATAATACTAATTGGAATACCATGGTAGAAACAATTATATACGACTCATCTGGCAGTCGATTAAATTAAGGAATTAAGTAATGCTCCCATTAAGAATTAAAGCCTCTGGCACTCCTCCTAGTTCAGCGAACTTTCAAGGCTTGCAGGAGATGACAGAAGGAGAAATCAATCAATATCTGTCATATGTAATCACAAACAAGTTTGCATCAGACACCGATGGTACTGGAACAGCAGAGTTAAATGTAGATACTGCAAACGCTCTAACAGGCACTAGTATTGGTACTTGGACAAACACTATCAGAGATGACGCAGTTGGAACTCATCCAACTGACGGAGCAACTACTGATACTACTTACTACTTCAAGCAAGTAACAGCAGCAGCTTCAGAAAGCATTACCAATCGTCCAGTTGGCTGGGACTCAGCGATTAAAGAATATACTGATGCAGGATTAGACACTGATATTCTTGATAAAGTTATTGAGGACATGGTAACTAGCACTGGTTACACAGTAGGACAATATTCATTAGCGGCATCTGCACCTGCAGGTGGTACATGGACTTCTCGTGCTACTATTACAGATAGCAACCAAGGCGGTTCAACTAATCTGTACTTGTGGCAAAAAACTGCTCCATCTACGGCAGCAAACTCTGATTTGGCTTCTCTCAAGCTAGATGGCACAAACGTCAAGATGATGTCTGCTGCTGAAATTGAGCAAATGGTTCCTAACTTCAGAAATCGAATCATTGATTCAGGTATAGGTACATACAAACTTCAAGCATCTGCTCCTGCAGGTGGTACTTGGGTTCAAATGGGCGATAGTCTAACAGATACTCGTCAAGAAGTAGCTTCAGAAAACTATGAAGGAACGTATACTGGTGCATTTACTGGTAACTATGTTGGCGATTATGTTGGCTCATATGTTGGAGATAAAACATATTCTGGCTCATATACTGGTTCATTCTCTGGTGACTACGCAGGAAACTATGTAGGAACCTCAGCATATTCTGGTGCATATTCAGGCGCATATGCTACTACTAACGCATATACAATCTATTATTCAGGATTTGCTGGTGGTACTAATTACTATACTGGATACTACACTGGATTCTATACAGGTTTCTATACAGGTGATAAAACCTATACTGGTTACTATACTGGAGCATACAACCAGAACTTTACTGGCAACTATGTAGGAACTTCTGCATATTCTGGTACATATTCTGGCACATATACTGGTTATTATTCTAATACCTTTAGTGGAACATACGCAGGCGATACTGTTCAAGCAACTACTGAAAATGTATCGACTGTAAAACTTTGGCTAAAAACTGCTTAAAAAAATGACTATATAGTATTGAAGTTTTATTATTTGGAGTTATATTATGACCGAACTATCAGTTTCTTCGGACACCTCTGTTACACAAGTGTCCGAAGAAATTACCCCTAAAAAGAAATATCTCAATCCTTATTGGTCTAATAAGGACAATCGTCACCTCATTGTAACCATCGAACTTGCAAATGGACAGCATAGTATGGCTTCCATTCAAGATCCTGAAGGTACAAATCCTGACATGAAAGCTGTGTTAGAACAGTACACTGAAGAAGAAATTGATGCTAACACACAAGAAGGTCTAGAGCGGCGCAATGAAAACATTAAGCGTCAAATGGAAAGGCGTGAGTCTCAGCAGGCAAGAGCAAAGCAAGAAGCATTGTTTAACTGCAAACTTGAAGCATTTGAAGTTGAAGGCATCAAGAATTCAAAAAATGCTGAACTGAAGCGTATGATTCGTAAGTCTAAGTCAATCATGGAAGTTCAAGCATATGCTACTATTTTGTTGATGAAGGAACTTGAGAATGGCAAAGAAGCAGACTAAAGGATTTGTCATTGTTGCTTCTGTCAGAAAAGGTTTTTATCGTTACGCAAAAGTACTAGCAGAATCAGTACGAGACTTTTATCCAGAAGCTAACATTACATTCTTTACACATGAAGAATGGGTTGAGCCTGAAGACTATACACTGTTTGATAACATTGTAACTGAAGGTATTCCTAGACACATTCGTGCTAAACTGTGGGCGCTCAATAAAACTCCATACGACATTACTTGTTATCTAGACGCTGACATGATGTGTGAGCATGAAGATATTCAGAATGTGTGGGACGAGTTGCCTGAAGATATGGACATCGTATTTACTAAGAATCGTCCATACAATGCCAAACTAACTAAGTTAGCAGAAGGCGAAGAGATGACTTGTCATTGTGGGTTCTTTATATATAGAAAGAACGAAGCAACAATGGACTTGATGGGCGCATGGTATACTGAGTATCTCAGACAATGGGAGCCAGATTATGACATGCAACACTATCCAGAAGACGCTCGTAAATGGGATACATTTACTATGTGGCGCTTATTGACTTATGGCGAAAAAGGAGTCAAGTGGGGATACATCAAAGAACCAGACGCTCGTTGGAACTTTGTGAATGGCTATCACTTTGAAGAACTTCAAGGAACTGATGTTGTTCTATATCATCACACAATACCTCAGGACAAGTTAGACTAAATGAAATTAGTTGACATAAAAAACGAAGATATTCTAAAGATTATCACTGACTATAGTGACTGGTTTTTTGAGCAAGACTTGACAGAGTTAAACAAGATAGCTCATCATGAAGGACGCCATCAAGGCTACACTCTGCCAAAAGGATGTAGTTTAGAACATTTAGAAGAAGTAGTATCTAAAGACGGTGAGCATATTGGTTATCCCGAGAAAACTATTTCGGTAGACATTGCTTCTGAAGAAAGGGTATCGTCTGAACATAAGAAAAAATGTATGAACATGGCAACAGAGCTGTGTTCATACTTAGGTGCTCGCAATCAGGCAGTCAATGTTTATTATCCTCCTGGTGGCTTTATGGGATGGCATAATAATTGGAACGCTTCTGGCTATAATATTCTACTGTCTTATTCTAAAGAAGGAAATGGATTCTTTCGATACAGAGATCCAATCACTAAACAAGTAGTGAATATGAAAGACAGTCCAGGCTGGACTTGTAAAGTAGGATACTTTGGTAAAGGAAGAGAACCCGACAAAGTAGTTTATCACTGTGCCGGGTCTCATGAGGCTCGTCTTACTTTAGGATTTGTCGTACCACATCTAGAGATATGGCAAGACATGATTGAAGACATTTCAGGCGAAGACGCTACTTCTTTCCAATAGCCATAAATCGATCAAAGAAAACTTTACCTTCCCAATTATAATAAAACTGCTCTATTTGTCCTGTGTAGAGTGGTTTTGTTATGCCTGTGTTTTCTAGATGCTCATCTATGTTAGACACACAGTTGATGCCATACATTTCCTGAATTACATTACTAGACTGTAGAGCAAACATACAATCAGGATTCTTTGTTGTTAGTTCTTTGAGAGGATACATTTGTTCACAACCTAAAGAAATAACAATATCAGTATCAAGCGCATTGATATCATGAAACGCAAACGGAATATCTAAACACAGATGATTGATATCCATTCCTTGATCTGTGTAATACTTGTTAAAAACTTTAGATAATTCTAGTGCTTCGTTATCAATATCAATCAAATCCATGTGCTTTACTTTGATATTCTCACAGATGAGAGGCACAAGAGGAAAGCCTAACCAAGAGTTCAATACGATAATATTGTATTCTTTTTCAGGATCTAATTCTTTGACTAGATTCTCCATCATCCAAACAGCAGCATCCATAGTGTTTGGGTTCATAGACTTTCTAAAGTCATCATGTTTGTGAGGCATTTCGTGCTCAATCTTATCAAGCGCCATGCCCCAATATCTGAAACTAGTCAGAAAATTCAATTTTAACATCTTCAGGTCTCTCCATCGAGTCGTATAAACATATAAAAGGTGTCTCTCTGTATTTAAATTCTTCTACATCATTTGGGTATTGATACCCGTAGTTATAACTGTATACCCAACCACTAGGAAAGTGTCCTATATGATCGTGACTAAACTTGTTATAAAATAAATTATCTAGTCCTCTAAAATAGAAAAACATTTGACTAGGATAGTCTCTAATCATCTTATTGAATCTTTTCATTTCTTCTGATTCAATTAGACTATCGTTCCATCTTAACACACTAGAATTTAAATCAGTATATTTGTGTGGAACATGCTCAGTATCTTTTTTCATTTTTTTAAGATCATGCCACTCAGTTTTAACAAATAATAATTTATCTTCACATGGAAACTTTATAAAGGCATTTAAGTTTCTTTGGACAACAATGTCCAAATCTAAAAATATCTTTTCACCTTCTTGCCAAACTACATTAGTGTCAAACAAATACAGTTTATTCCACCACTTTTCGTAATAGTTATTTTCAGGTATTTTTAATACAACTATATTAGGATCTAATCCAGTAGGATCTTCTGTGATGCAATAAAACTTAAAGTTTCTTTCAACAAACTTCACACATTGTTTGTATATTTCATTCACATGAGAACTTGGATACTTAGTGCCCCATTTAACTGTATAAATGTGTAAGTTCATATCCAATGTGCCAATAAGTCAGGATCTGCTAAGTCATCTTGTTTAGTGCTGCCACGGCTCTTATCTTCGAATGGCAACAAGTCAATGTTAAACACACAAAGAATAGCACCTGGGCGATAAGTATCTACTCTCAGATCATCTTCGTCCCAAGATCGGCCACGATTGTATGAGTATGCCATCCAACTTGGGAAATGGCCCCACAGTTTTTCTTTACTAAAATCTCCCCATCGCCAGCTGTGGTAATTATCAGTGCCGTCGGTAAATGTAAACCATATCTGTTCTTGATGCTTCAGAACGTCTTTCCATATTACTTCACATTGATCGTCACTCCATACTTGACAGCTTCCATTAGTGTAAGCGCCGTGTGCCAATTTAAACTGACGAGTGTTCATTGGACGAGGATCTTGCCACCAACTTCTAAGTTTAGTCGGACGATCTAAGTCGTATGTAATGATAGGCCCCATATCATTCTGGATAATAACATCCAGATCCAGAAAAACGAAACG